AAAATTTTTGCAGTCTTTTAGATTATTCCACAACGCTTTACAGAACCACAAATGATTACGCTTCAATTTATAAATATCCAAGATATTCTAATATCTTTAAAAATATTTATAATGAATTTGATATAAGAGCATTTGCAGTTATTTTACGAACACCATTTTCACATTTTTATGAAACAAAATATATTCCAGAAGATAGATTGTTATGTTATGAAGAATTTGATACTTATGCTAATTATGAATTTGATATACCAATGGATATGATTTATTTTTCTGATGATTTTATATCTTTATCAAATAATGATACAAAGAGTGAAATTAAAAACCAAATTGATGAATTTGTTTTGCAACATTATTATGATTGGAATATGAGTAACAAGCATATGCGTAAATTTCTTAAATTATTTGATTTCATGGTATTTGCTGATACATTAGATTATTTTTCTGAAGAAGCAAATCCTTATTTATATAATTTTTATTATTTATTTTATGATCCAGTTTATACAAAGGATTATAATTTATTGGCTGAATTTTCACCAAAATATTATAATTTATTAAAAGAACGATATTATAATGATTTGTCACATCATCAAATTAAAACAAGTGTAGAAAATGATGAAATTGAAGATAATGCTTTTGCAGCTGCAACTGCATTAAATATTGATAAAAATATTGTTTTTGGCGAAAAACAATCTGGGTTTGAAGAAGATTATATTTTGGAAGATTCAAAACCTGTTTTTAAACGTGATAAAATAAAAAATTTTTCAACAACTGCACATTTTGATAATATACGTAAACATTTGAATACAGTTGGTAAAACAACTGAAAAAGACACATATGTTAATTATATACGTAACGAAAGAAAACAAAAACGTGAACAACAAAAAATTATTGAAGAAAACAGACCTGGACCAGAAATGAAACAATGTGCAAATGCACCAGAATCCAAAACTTTTATAAATATGCGTAAACAAAAAGAACATAATAGACAAGGATATCTGATGCGTAGATGTAAACCAGGTACACCTTTTTATTTAGATCCAAAAAATGGTTTTTTTAAATCAAAAGATGGATACAACGAAATTGATATTATTGAAAGATTAAGATTGTATAATAAAACTCATTTATGTAAGTGTAAAAGAAGATATAATAAAATTTGGTATGAAGAAAGTGAACATTGTTATAAAGTTGACTGCGATCATACATCATTAAATATTAAAAATCAACCTCGTGAAATTATACGACCTACTCTATCAAATTATAAATGCATTAATTGTGGAAAGAAAGGAATGCATACCATTTCTAGAAGAAATTGTGATTGTGATATAATTTGGCATTGTCCAGAATGTAAAATAACAACATATGAATATCAAGATGCTAAATCAATTATTTGTTTGTGTAAAAAAGAAGACAATTATAAAGATTTAAATTTTGAACCACAATTTGTTGAACATCATAAAGTTGATAGTAAAGTTAAATCATATGCACAAGCTGTTCAGACAATATTTGAAGCTAAACCAGCAATGGAAAAGAAATTCAAATTAAAAACATCGAAGAAAAAATTTTTTGAATCATTAAAACCAATGTTATCAGAAGATAAAAAACAACAATCTGAGGAAGAAGATATCTCTTGTATATTTGGAGATAAACAAAGCTTGACTGATATATATACAGCAATGAAAGCTGGGGTATCTAGTGCTTTTGAAGCTGGAAGAAGCTTTGTTGTTGATACCATTAAGAAGATGTTTACAAATATTTTAGATGCTATTACTGATATTGCTTTAAAAAGAATGTTTACAAGAATGAAACAAGCATTAATACAACTATTTACAACTTCAAGTTATTGGATTGTAATATTGAATCAATTTGTTGCATTATCTACAACAAATAGTTTTATATATGGTATTAGTTGTTTGTTTGGTATTATTGCCAGCTGTGTACATTTAAAACATTACGTAGAAACTACAAAATTAAAAAATCCATCAATATCACCAATCCAAATTTTAGCAGAACATGTCAAAGCTAGAGACAAAATAAAAGAAGAACAAAAGAAAAAAGAAATTTTAACACATCGGTTAGAAAGTCAATTTGCGGAAGCACAACTAACACTCAAACTGCTTCAACTAGAACCAAAATCAAAAGTTCTAGTTACTACTACTGATGCTTATGATTATTTGTTTGAATCAACAAAAAATGATAAAGAAAATTCTGATTTTTATAAATTATTATCTCAATGTGATAAACACTTTTATGCCAATTTATTGTTTTTAGAAAGATTTTTACTAAAAAGTGAAATGAAAATATTTGCAGAAAATAAAAATAAACCATTAATTAAAGAAATTTTTAATGGTGCTTTGGAAAAAATTGTTGATTCTATGGATGAATTAGAAGAATTTACTACTGCTGTAGAAAAATTCAAACATTTAGTAACCTTACATTTTCATGTTTTAATACCAGATCCAGATCCATGTTTTTTACTTGATTTATTTGCTAATAGAATGACAGTTGAAGAAAATGATGAATATGAAGCTGACGAAGATGAAAAAGGTAATCCTTTTGGATCAAAAGAATCTTTTGGATTTGGAGATATTATTACAATGACAGCAAAAATTTTTTCTTTGCCATTATCTGTGATGAGAAAATTTTATTTGATGAATTTATTGCGAAATTTTAACACTGTATTTACCACAGCAAGAAATGTAACAACAATGTTTAAGGAATGGATACATTTTTT